TGACTACTACATGATTAACAAGTTGTTATGCTATACGCTAAAGCGAGCAACAGGTCAGAACACAGCAACTGTTCCATTAAACCAATTGATTGATTCAGGCGCAAGCTTTGTCAATGCAGGAGTGGTGTATGGTGATGTTGTTGTTAACTTAACGACATTAGAGAGCGCAACAGTGATGGCAGTAACTGCCACAGCGCTTGACTTATCGGCAAATATATTTCTAGTAATCGGTGATAAATATGCAGTGTATGCAGGAGCATCAGCAGTAGATGCTGAGAAGGTATCAGTAGGCAAGATAACAATGCTCAACAACTCACTACTCACTGCTCCATCGACAACATTCCCTGTCTATACATTGAATAATTTAGGAACCATAACGACCTACCCGAACAGCATAAAAGGGTATGGTGCTGTCAATGCAACCTACTTTAGATACCCATTAGACCCTAAGTGGACATATATCACTTTGGCGAGCGGTGAGCCTCTATTTGACCAATCACAGCCTGACTACCAAGATTTTGAGCTGCCACTTGAAGAGGAATATAAACTTGCTCAGAAAATACTGCAATACTGTGGTATGACAATCAGAGAGACTGAGGTAGTACAGTACGCAATAGGGCAGGAAGCAGGAAGAGACGCTAATACTTAAAATAATATACAATGCCATATATATCTCAGTATCAATACTATACCAATAATGGTAACAACCCGACAGATGCTAATTGGGGGTCATATCAGTATGTGAGCCTATTTGACATTGTCAATAACTTTCAGCTAATGTACACCGGCAACCATTCATTGGTAAACAATGAGGAGCGGTACAAGGTGTTATTCCACGCCAAGCGAGCTATCCAGGAGCTGAACTATGACGCATTCAAGGAGATTAAAGCTCTTGAGCTTAGTGTCTGCGATCAACTGCGCTATGTGCTACCATCAGACTATGTCAACTGGGTGCGCATCTCGCTATACCATAATGGTGTGCTTTATCCGCTTACCGAGAACATACAGACATTGTCAGCCAAGGCATACTTGCAAGACCATGAGTGCAATATCCTCTTCGACCAAAATGGTAATATCCTGGAGCCGCAGTACTCAAATATTGACTACGAGCGAATCAAAGGAACCAAGAAGAGTATTTACCTCAACCAAGGGCATCAGTTCCACGGACACGAGGGATACTGCTGCGATGGTAATTGGTACTTTGAGCATGGCATAGGAGCTAGATTTGGACTCAATACCGAGACGGCTAACCGCAACCCTACGTTCAATATTGATAAGAAGGCAGGTGTCATAAACTTTGACAGCGCAATCTTGGGATATAACCACCATAATAATAATAATGACCCAAATCACCATCACAATCTCTCTGCAACAGTTATCCTTGAGTATGTGAGCGATGGCATGGAGAATGGGAATGACTCAGCCATATCGGTCAATAAGCTATTTGAGCAGTATATCTACGCTGCTATCAGATATGAGATATTGAATAGTAAATTTGGCGTACAGGAGTACATTGTCAATAGGGCTAGAAAAGAGCGTGGTGCGCTATTGAGAAATGCAAAAATAAGAATCAGTAACATCCATCCTGGCAGACTTCTAATGAATCTGAGAGGTATGGACAAGATAATTAAATAATGGCAAACTTTACGAGGAATTTTGTTGCTGGTAGAATGAATAAAACATTCATAAAACATTCGATGAGCGAGTTGTGCCTGAGGGCGAATACATTGACGCAATGAATGTCCGTATGGGTTCTACCGAGAAGTCAGAGGCAGGCATTATTGAGAACACCAATGGCAATCTTCCGCTTACAGCTCTTGAGTATACAGGAAAGCCATTAAGCTCATACGCAAGATGTATCGGTGCCATTGAGGATAGCGCAAGAGAGACAATCTATTGGTTTGTCCATGACTCGCAGTTTGGGTCAAATACCGGTAAGCTTGACCTAATAGTGTCATATAATGTTGTCACTCAAGTAATTATATACCATGTCATCAGCGTTGACAATGGTGGTGGCGTTGACACTACTTTGAATTTCAACGAGCAGTATGTCATTACTGGTGTCAATTTGATTGAGGACCTGCTGTATTGGACTGACGACTATAATCCTCCGAGGTTCATAAATGTCAAGACAGGCTACGCTAATCCTGATGGGGCAGGCATTGACTACAATGGTCAGCCTGACCTGCTGTATGAGACAATCCAGGTTATTAAGAAGCCACCTACCTCAGCGCCTACAATAACGCTTGTTGAGCTAGATGACCAGTCAAACTTCTTAGAGGAAAGATTTATTTGCTTTGCTTATAGATACCGCTATGCTGATAGCCAATATAGTGCAACGTCACAATGGACGGAGATAGCATTCTTCCCAAATGACTTTCAATTTAGCCCTGATAGTTATTTGAATGAAGGGATGATAAATAGATATAATGGAGTTAATGTATTTTTCAATACAGGTGGTCCATTAGTAATTGGCATTGACTTACTATTTAAAGAAGCAACAGCAAACGTCATTAAAGTCATTGAGAAATACAACAAGCAAGATGTTGGATGGCTTGATAATGTCACTCAGTCATATCTATTTAGTAATAGCAAAATCTACACAATCCTACCTGAGTCAGAGCTGCTTAGATTGTATGATAATGTGCCAAGACTAGCTAAGGCTCAGACAATTATGGGCAATAGACTCATGTATGGTAACTATGTTGATGGTTATGACTTGGTTGATGTCAATGGATATCCAACTAATTTTGATTATTCTACGCAATTGGTCACAGAGGAAATAGTTCCTGAGCTTATACCAACTGCTACATATAGTAGTGGTAACTATACAATAGATGGTCCAGTTACTATAAATGATTGTGTCTTAAATATAGATTTATCTGGAGTTTCATTAAAACAAGGAAATACGTTAATAATAGATGCAACTTTAGAGGGTGTTTATTCCACAAATATTCCTCCCGTAACACCACCGTATGGATTTGTTGATATTTCATTTTCATTTGTATTGCCAGCTGATTATACATCTGTGTACCAAATGGCATCAAGTACAGAGTTTCAAGATGCAATAGGTACCGTTTTGAATATTAAGCCTATATATAATCCTATTCCAGGAGGTGATACATCTTGCGATGGATATACAATGACAGATGCAGTTAATTGTGTTGTAAACAATACTTTTGGAGTATTACAAAAGTATGAAGGAGGAATAAATGGTCCATTAGAGCCAATTGCTATAACTGCATCTCCTTCAAGTAATGTTATAAGTCTTCAATTTACTACAACAAGATATACTCAATTATTTTCAAATCCAAGTTTTAATAATACTTATATATATTATAGAATAACCACTGCGGTAGTATCTGTTCAATCAGTAAATTCTAATATTAAAAAAAGCTTGCATAGTAATAGGGACTATGAGATTGGCATTGTGTACATGGATGAGTATTTAAGAGCTAGTCCAGCAAATGTTAGCTTATTTAATAACGAACACGTCCCATGTAGAAATTCACAATATGCAAATTCAATCACTGTAACTATACCTACATCACAGAAAGCACCTTATTGGGCTAAATGGTATAAGTTTGTATGCAAGGCAGACCAACATAGATACGAGACAATATATTCAAATATATTATTTTTAGACCCATTAACACAAGAAACATATTTCTTATTGCAAGGAGAAAACGCAAGAAAAGTAGAGGAAGGAGATAGATTTATTGTAAAAGCTGACTCAGAGGGTCCTACGCAACAATGTACCTATGCAACTGTATTAGAAAAAGAATCGAAGGCAAGTGGATTTATACCAACAGTAATACCTGCCCCTCCGGCTGGTGTTTACATGAAAATAAAAGCAGATGGCTTCTCTACTGAAATAGATCCATTAGCAGTAATCGCCCCAGGTACTCTTTCTGCTATGCAGACGGCAGGTAATACTTGTCCGAAATTGAGTTACCCTATGGGTATTCCTGATCCTGCAATACCAGGACAATATATAGATTATGACGTTCCTGCCGGTTCTATTATAATCTTTGATATTCAATTTATAAGAGATGGATATGGCGACAATCCATGCGAAACAAGAAGGTATTTATTCAAAAAGCAATATGTAGCAGCCAATAGCTATATAAATATGTATGATTGGTTTATAAATGATAATATTGCCGCTACATTAAATGATGGTATTGCTACTGTTGGAACAACAACAGGGTCAGGGGGGCCTGGCCTTATAGATAATCAATTTATCTCTGGTACAACTTCTCCTTTAAGTTCTTGTAGCCTTGTTACAAATTATTGGAAATTTTATAGAATACCTTCTTCCCAATTGCTGACTTTACAAATGTCAGGAACACTACCTTGTACTGGTGCAAATACAAAAAAGAGACAATCAAAAGTAATTGCCAATATACAAGTGTTTAGAGCTGTTGAGAACATTATTTTTGAAACAGAGCCAACGGATACGCTACCCGATGTCTTCTTTGAGAACGAACTATCATTCCCGATTGATGTCGATGGCAATCACTTGTCGAATGGTGGCTTTGGCGACCAGTCACAAGACATTGCATTAGGTGTCCCTGGCATCATCCAAACAGGATTCTTTAACTGCTTCTCCTTCGGTAATGGTGCTGAGAGCTACAAGATAAGAGACTCGCTAGTGGG